GACTTGCCCACCTGGACCTTACAACCTGGTCAACTTGTGGCCTGGTCTGGTGCATTTGTATTCTATGAGGCCTTGGTATGACCATAGACCTAAGCACATACGCCGCAGTTCAGACTGCCATGTTTGCCCGTATTGATGTGCCTGATTATGCTGTGCTGAGATTCAGCAACTACAATAGACCCATCACCATCAACTCAGAAACATATACAAATCTTGGCACCCTGGTTGGTGTTACAGATAGCACCAGTGATATTCGTGCTGTGGCAGGCACCGTGACTGTAAGCATCTCAGGCATACCCAATGCCAGCATTGCTGAAGTCATGACGCAACAGTTCAAAGGTAGCAACATAGAAATATGGCGTGTGTTCTTTGATGCCAATTCAGGCCAAATGTTAAACATCACAGGTAATCCAGCAGGACGCTTCCAAGGTGTCATTACCAATTGGAGTCTAGAAGAAGATTGGCAACAGGGTTCAACCACAACTACGAATCGTATTGCATTCACCTGTTCAAGCCGTGTGGCCATGTTGATGAACAAAGTGGCAGGTCGTAAAACCAACAGTCAAGACATGCGGGCTTGGTATCCCAGTGATGTGTCAATGGACCGTGTGATGAGCCTGGCCAATACCAATTACAATTTTGGTGCAGTAATAAAATAAAGGATTATGGATGAGTTTCTTAGATGATATCATAGATGTAGGCACTAGCATTTTTGGTGGCAATGGCATTGGAGCACAATTGGCAAGAACAGCCGCCTTGGGCGGTGTGTTATATCTGTTGAACAACACCAACAAGTCATCCAGTCAACCTGGTGCGGCCTCAGCACCCGCCGCACCTGACCCCAAAAATAGGATCACCCTGGCACCTAATCCAGAAAACAAGATACCTGTTGTGTATGGATCAGCCTATGCCGCTGGCATGCTCACAGATGCACAGATCAGCAACAGCAACACCACCATGCATTTTGTTTACACTATTTGTGAACGGACAGGAACCCTATTAAGTGATGGCTCCACCAGCACCTTTGCGTTTAATGATATTTGGATCAATGATCAACGCTGTGTGTTCCAATCTGATGGCATCACAGTTGATTACACCGTAGACAAAGATTCAAATGTGGATTACTCCATGCAGGGACTTGTGCGTGTGTATTGTTATGCAGGCGACAGCAGTCATCCTGTGGTGCCTGTGGGTTATACTGGTAGTTCATTATCAGCCGCATATAGTGTAGTGCCCAATTGGACCATTAATCACAACATGAGCAATCTTGTATTTGCTGTGATTAGAGTTGATTTCAACAGAGACAAAAATGTCACTGCCGCACCCACAAATGTGAAATTTCATATTACCAATTCAATGACACAACCTGGTGATTGCATATATGATTACATGACCAATGCCATGTATGGTGCAGGTATTGATCCAGAGGAAATTGCAGTATGAAAAAATTAAGTGATCTAAACAAAATTGGTGGTATCTATTTTACGGATTCTCGCCCAACTGAATATACATTTGCCACTGGCACAGCACAGAATCAACAGGTTAATGTGTATGAAAATAGAACATTCAAACCACCAATGAACTATGATCTGATCAGATTGATCAATCCTGGCAATGTGGCACTTAAAATAGATTTATCAAATTGGTCCAATGCTAGAGCCGTGTGGTCTAGCAATCTTTCTACCACGGGCACGGCCATGCCCATCACAGTGGCCAACAATGTGTATCTAATAACAGGAATAACATCCATAACAGATTGGACCACAGCAACCAATGTGGCAATAAGTTCTGGAACAAATCCACCTGATTCATATTCATATACCACCACTGTGACCACTGGTAATGTGGATCATTCTTTTCCAATAACAGTATTTGTAAATCAATTGGATCAACTGACCACACCTAGTGATTTTTATTATCAGAATACCACAACCAATACCATAATAAACACACCCCTGGTGTATGACCTGGGACTCAGTGATATCAATAACAGTAATTTGTCCTTGACCATTACTCCAAGTAACACGGCTCCCATTACCTCATTGTCATCTACGGGCACAGGTGGGACTTCAACATTTAATTCTTCCACCAAAGTGTTAACAATTACTGGCAATCTAAATCAAGTCAATAGCCGTCTTGGTAATATCACTTATGTGGCCACCTCTGGTGCTGACAGCACTTGGATAGCACAATATGCATTGTATAATGCTTCAAGCAATTTTACAACCACAATTTCACAATCAATAAAAGCACAAGGTGAAAGATTATTAACATATCCAACGCCATTTTATTATGGTAGAAATGTAACAAATAGAATCACTGGTTATCCGCAAGTGGTTGACACAGAAGGCCAACCTGGACGCACATATACTTTGACTGTTAAGTCATCAACAGCAAATACTGTTGCCACATTGTCATCCAGCGGGTCTGGTGGCACCTCATCATTCAATTCTTCCACACGAGTGCTGACCATTACTGGTAACAAGACACAAGTCAATAGTCATTTGGCCACAATTGATTACACGCCAGTTACTGATGTTGTGGCATCAATAAATTTTGAATATTATCTAACAACATCAATCAATGAAACTTCATTGAAATTACAGAATTTATATGTTACTTCAGATACCAATATTGTTGGTAATATTTCAGTTACAAGAAGTTTTGTTACCAACACAGCAGACCAAGCCATATTTCAATCTAATACTCCTGCCATTATTGAAACAGTCACAGGAGCAAATTATGTTATTACCTTGACATCTGCGGCTGGCATGTTTGGAACCAACACAGCAACGGCCACACAAAATTATTCTTTTACTGGAACTAAGTCTGCGGTCAATAGTTTATTTTCTACCATTAAGTTTTATCCTTTCAAGGATGTCAATGGTGATCAAACTGCTGTGTATTCACAATACAGAAATGGATCACTTCAATCCTCAACTACCTTTGGATTGTCAGGCACCAGTAGATCCACAGAGATTCCTGGTAAAACCAAATATACATTCAATAGTTCAGGAACCTTTACCCCAACCTTTGAACAGGCATATTATCTAACCGCTGATATTTTAGTGGTAGGTGGAGGTGGCGGAGGTGGCGGTGGTTCAGGCTTTTATGGTGGTGGAGGTGGCGGTGCAGGTGGTGCACAAGAAGTTTATATGACATTGGCAAATCTCAATACCATATCAATAACTGTTGGCGGTGGTGGTGCTGGCACAGCAACACAAAATTATCAACCTGGAAATCCAGGCGGGCTGAGTAGAGTAACATTAGGATCTGGTGCCACAATAACTTCCACTGGTGGCAATACTTACAATAATTATAATACTGGTTGGTCAGGACTTCCACCTGGCAATGAACCTGGATCAAACGGATACAAAAACAATCCTGAACGCATTGGTGCTGGTAGTGGAGCAAATCAATTGTTACCATTTACTCCTAACACAGCCACTTACTCATCTAATGTGGCATATGGTGGACCATCAATGGCATTAAGTGCTGTAAATGCACCTGGATCTGGCGGGTCAGGATGGAAAATGCCATTTCAGTCAGGCACAGGTGCTGGCACTTCCTGGACCACTGCTTACCTATGGCAAAACAGTGGATCAACCGCTGGCCTGGCTGGCATAGTAGTTATTAGATTTTATTAAGGATTAACGCATGGCATCATATTTAGATAATGTATTCAGAATCAATGGTATTGTAAGCACAGACAAAACTGTGATGCAAAACCTGGACACCTTGGCAGGTGCATGTGCCACATGGATGACCTATGATACCAATGCAGGCCAATGGGCCGTGGTTCCCAATCAACCTGGCACCAGCGTAGCCAGTTTCTCAGACTCAAATATCCTTGGTGCCATTACCGTATCAGGATCTGGTATTGATCGTCTTTACAATAGTGTGCGTGTGGAATTTCCACACATTGACCTAAACGACAACAAGGATTTTGTGCTTGATACTATTCCCGCCGCGGATTGGTATCCCAATGAAATTGCCAACACCTTGAACATGCAATTTGATTGCATCAATGATCCTGTGCAAGCAGAATATGTGGGCTTGATTGAATTGAAACAGGGTCGCTTGGATCAAGTTGTTCGTTTTCAAAGTGATTTTAGTCGTCTGGGGCTCACAGCAGGTGACCTAATTGATATTACCAGCACAGTATATGGATTCGCCAACAAGGTGTTTCGTATCTTGAGTATTAAAGAAACGGACACAGAATCTGGTGCCATCATCTTGGATATCACAGCACAAGAATATTCTGATGCAGTCTACAGCACCACAGATCTTTATCGTTACACAAGAACAAATTCAACAGGCATTGTCACCATGGGGGCCATTGGCACACCTGGCACACCTGAAGTAAACAAAACAGAATTAAATTCAAGACCTCGTGTGACCATCTCATCAACTGTGCCCACAGGTCGTGTGGAAGCCATGGAGTTTTGGTATACACCTGACACCTACACCTATGATGTGAACAGAGTGTATACCTTGTTGGAAACAGTCAAACCCAGTGCAGGCAACACACTCACATATGGCAACACCATCACTGTGACCAATGATGCCTTGCCCTCAGGTAACCTGTATGTGAAAACTCGTGGCATCAATGGTGTCACCACTGGTCCATTCTCAACACCTGCTGGCTTTGTCTACACACCAGTGCAGACCACCGATGCCATCAGTGAAACCACTCAGTTGACACAAGGTGGTAGTGTTGTTTCCAGTCTAGGTGCCTTGGCCCTGATGACGGCTGTGAATGGCCTGTTCTCTGGCAATACCGCATCTGGTAGTTTATTTGGTAAAATATTTGACACATTCAAGGCCAACACAGGTGTGGACCTGGTTACCAAGGCCAATGCTATTCCATCGTTTCAAACATTTTCAACAGGTATTTCCAGGTCTACTGCTGAAGCAGGATATAATTTGTATGCTGGCACAGCACCAACCCTATCATCTGGTTATGATCAAAATACCTCTGGAGTAGTCCGTTCATATTTTACCATTACCAATCCTATTAAAACTTTATTGCTTATATGTGAACCACCATTGGCCACTTACAAAATGCAGGTAGATTTGAATTTAAGAGTATTTTTATCAAATGGTTATATGAAGTCTGATCCTTATATTAGAACTGATCTTTACGCTTATGTGCCTACTTCATTTCAACTATTTGGTCCTACTAGTAATTTTATACAAGAAAATACCAGTGATTGGCAAACACCATTTGTAATCATGCAACTGTCTGATGTTCAACCAGGAACATATGACATTGCTTGTAATCCATTGCCAACATATCTATTAGAAAATAGTAGAAGTAGTTCAGGAACAGAAGGTCCTGCTATTAATGCATATCCATATAATTTTGTTTTTTCAAACAATAGAGTTAATGGTATAACTATCAATGGGTATGGCTTCACTACATAATTTGCATTTTAGCATAAATATCAAGTAACGGTGGCCTCAGCCACTGTTATATCACCCACAGGAGAGCAATCATGGCAGGTATTCTTAATTTCCAACAATATATTGGTGGACCCGACGCAATTCAGGTGGAGCAAGTGTTTCCATCCACACAAAAGACCCTAGTTTACAATTTTGGTCAAGACATCACAGGCTGGACCTTCTCAGCAGACCAACAGACCATTGTGGTTGACACAGTGGCATTCAACCGAAACACCGGTCAACCCAATTTCTCTACCAGTCATGTCGTTGGCAGTTTTACAAAAGCCAACATCACAGGTGCCTCAGCACCCACTGTGATCAGTGCCTCAGCAGGCACAGTCAAAGTTGTTTTACCAGCCAACATGTATACCGGTCCGGTGATTCCTGATGCTCGTCAAAATGTGCCCATCACAGTGGTGGGTATCACCTGGAGCGATGCCTCTACTCCGGCACAGATCAACACACATCGTTGGGCCTTGATCCAATGTTGGGAACCTGGCGTCACAGTAGGAGATCCCATTTTAGCCACCGGCTACACAGCAATCACTTTAGGATAATCCATGTCCTATAACATAACCATAACCGAAGTTAACCCTGGTGTTAATGTTAGTGCCAACACCAGCCAAGTTACCATAACAGCCAACACACAACCCATCACAGTGAGTTACAACGCTGTGCAATTGAATGGCGTGGGTGTCAGCACAGCCACCATCAACAACTCAGGTAATTTATTAATCACACTCAGCAATGCCACAGTGATTGATGCAGGCACAGTGGTCAGTGCCAGCAACTATGGCAATACCGCAGTTGCGGCCTACTTGGCCACCTACTCTGGTAGTCTGGCCAACGCCTCAGACATTGTCACTCTCAAAGCCAATATTGTAAGTCTGTTGAGTAGTGTAGCAGGTGCCAATACCGCAATTATAACAGCCAATACCTCAATGAAGGGCTATGTGGACGCACAGATCGTCACTGCCAATACAGCACTCAAAGGTTATGTGGATGCGGTGTCAACTGCATGGACCACAGCCAACACCACACAGAGTGGTCAGATTACTGCACTACAGGCCAATGTGGGTGGTTTCTATACCTGGGCCAACACAAACTTTGGCACCAGCAGTTATGCCAACGCCAATGTGACAGCATATCTACCCACTTACTCTGGTAGTCTAGCCAATGCCAGTGACATTGTGGCACTCAAGGCCAACACAGGGGGTTTATATAATAGCATAGCGGGTGCCAATGCCGCAATCATCACTGCCAACACAGCAATAAAGGGCTATGTGGATGGTCAGATCACCTCTACCCAAGGTCAAATAACAACAGCCAACACAGCAATGAAAGGCTATGTGGATGCTGTCACAACAGCATGGACTGCGGCCAACACCACACAAAGCACACAAATTACTGCATTACAGAACAGCGTAGCCGGTGCCAATGCCGCCACGATCACTGCCAACACAGCACTCAAAGGTTATGTGGATCAACAGTTCACCAACCTCACAGGTGGTGCTCCTGCCATCTTGGACACATTAGGTGAGATTGCCACCAGTCTGGGCAACAATGCCAGTCTCAGCACCACGCTTCTGAACAGCATTGCTGGAGCCAATGCCGCAATAATCACTGCCAACACAGCAATGAAAGGCTATGTTGATGCACAAATCACCACAACGCAGGGCCAGATAACCACAGCCAACACAGCACTCAAAGGTTATGTTGACGGTCAAATCTCCACAACACAGACTCAGATAACCACAGCCAATACTGCGTTGAAGTCATATGTTGATGCCCAAGATTCTTCAATTACCACAGCATGGACTGCCAATGCGGCCACACAAGCAGGTCAAATAGCCGGTGCCAATGCCGCCGTCATCACGGCCAATACTGCGTTGAAGTCATATGTTGATGCCCAAGATTCTTCAATTACCACAGCATGGACTGCCAATGCAGGTGCACAGGCTAATCAGATTGCAGGTGCCAATATTGTTGTTGCCACATTGCAGGCCAATGTTGGATCGTTCTATACCTGGGCCAATACCAATTTTGGCACCAGCAGTTATAGCAACAGCAATGTGGCCAGTTACTTGGTGGCCAATCCACCCACAGGCACTTACGGCAATGCACAAGTGGCCTCATACTTGCCCACATACACAGGTAGCCTAGCAGGCTCATCAGACATTGTGGCCTTGTATGCCAATGCCGGTGCACAAAGCATGAGCATTGCTGGTGCCAATGCCGCCATCATCACTGCCAATACTGCCTTAAAAGCGTATGTTGACACACAAGATTCTGCTATTACTACGGCTTGGACAGCAAATGCGGCCACACAACAAGGTCAAATTGATGCCAAGGTCAACACCTCAAGTCTAGCCACTGTGGCCACTTCAGGCTCATACACAGACTTGACCAACAAGCCCACAGCCTATACCAATACCAATGTGGCCGCATATCTGGCTGGTAACATCACTGTTGGCAACATTGCCAGCACCTCAGGTTATTTCTGGGCCAACGGAACTCCTTATTCAACAGGATCGGGCGGTGGATCATATGGCAACGCCACTGTTGCGGCCTACCTGCCCAACTATGGTGGACAAATACAAAGCACCAATACATTCAGCAATGTGTTTGTGCAGATGCAATATTCACCCACCTTGCCAGTGAATCAAGACGACATCGGTCTAGGCAATTGGGCATATCTAGATGCCGGTGGCTTCAGCATTCAAAACAACACAGCCGGACGCGGATACACCAGCAATTTCCTATATGACCTATATGGCAATTTATACATAGCCAACGGCAATATCAATCTCAACAATGGCAATGTCACAGCCAGTTATTTCAAAGGTGATGGTAGCCAGTTGACCAACTTGCCTGTGCAGGCCGGAACATATTCAAACACCAATGTTGCGGCCTATCTGGCCGGCACAGTTTCTGTTGGCAACATTGCCAGCACCTCAGGTTATTTCTGGGCCAATGGAACTGCTTATTCAACAGGTAGTGGTTCAAGTTTCACTGGTGATCTTGTTAATTCGGTATTAACAGCCAGCACAGCAGGTCGTGTCATGGCCAATGCTTACCCACAAGGCAATATCACACAGATTAGCACTTACACACAAGGCATTGCTGTTACTGCCACACCAAGTTATACCAGTGGTAACTTGA